GAGTAAATAATCTACAGAAACATTAAATTTATCAGACAATTCTATTAAAGTAGAAATAGATGGAAGACGTTCACCAGATTCCCAATTTGCCACAGATCGCTGCGACATATTAACCAATTCGCCAACTTTTTCTTGTGTTAGCTTCTTTTGTTTACGCAAAAAAACGATTCTCTCCGAAAGGTTCATACAGAGTCACCCCGATAAAAATATAGCACATATATTGCATATAAAAAATGAAGTAATTGAGCTAAAAGTATTGACGAATAGCCCTATACGCGCTAAAATGGTGATCCCGGGTGAAAAAGGAGGGCTAAAGATGAAGATCATGGTCGAGAAACGGAAAGAGAAAAAAATGACGCAGGGGGAGCTTGGGCAGATCGTCGGCTGCTCGCAGCGCGCAATCGCTGGCTACGAGCTGGGCGAACGGAAGCCTTCGGTTCAGATGGCGCAGCGGATTGGGCGCGTGTTGGAGTTTCCGTGGACGAGTTTTTTTGAGGACGGTGAGGAAACGTGATAGGACAATTCCCGGAGAGGCAAAAAGCCGAACGGAACCAGAAAATACTGGAGATGCGGCGCAGCGGGAAAAAGTTGCGGGAGATCGCGGAACATTATGGGATCCGCCCAGAGACGGTGCGACAGATAGTCGTAAGGCAGAAGGTTATAGAGAAGAATGGACTAGCATGGAAGCCTGGGTCAAGCAGCGCTGAGAGATCCAGCGCGGCGGACGGAAAAACTGAGCCGGCGAAAAGCGACCATGTGGACGCTTTTGAGGGCAGGAAGGAGGATACGGCCGAATGATAGGGACGAGGCCAGAGCAAACGAAGACTGAACGGAACCAGACGATGCTGGAGATGCGGCGCAGCGGGAAGAAACTGCGGGAGATTTCTGAACAGTTCGGTTTGAGTGTCGAGCGGACGCGGCAGATCATCCTGAGAGAGAAACGTCTGGAAAGACAAAGGAAGCAATACCCGGATCAGAATTTTTATTGAGAACGAGCCGCGCAGCATCGGAAGATCCAGCGCGGCGGACGGATAAACTGAGCCGGCGAAAAGCGACCATGTGGACGCTTTTGATGGATAACCCGGCAGGGGCCGGAATACGGAAGAGAGGAGGACAGGGCAATGTACAGAGAGTTAGTTGATCACCTGGCGTTTGTTTACGGGTTTATCTGCAAGGGCCGGGGAATGATGAAAACCGGTGACATGGAACGGATCAGCATCGGAGCGCACGTAATGGTGCGGAACGCGCCGACCGTACTGAGCAGCGGCGAGGAAAGCAAGCAGGACAGCCAGGATCTGGGCGAGTGCGAGCTGATGCTGGGACATATCGATGAAATGATTGTTTACCTGAACGGTACAGAGATTATCTAAGGAGGGACAGGAAAATGAAAAACTACAAAGTCAAGATCAAGGCAAACAACCCGGAGTACAAAATCAGCGAGGAGCTGGAGAACGGCGTGGAAGCGGACGGCGTTTTGTGCATCACGTTTCGGAACGGAGAAGCATATTCGGCGGCCTGTTATGGTGTTTGTATTATGGACATAGCCGGAGCGATAGCAGAGAGCAAAGGAGATACCGGATCCACAATCCGGCAGGCCGTGGTTATAGCAAACGGATTGATAGAAGCACAGCGGATCCACGAGGAAGACGAAAAGAGGAACGTGGCGCGCGGCCTTATAAAAGCCATGGCCAGCATGAAGTAAAAGCCAGAGGATGTTAACCGGACGGATTAAGGCGCCGCAGGGTCGGGCGATCCGGACGAAGAGGAACAACAGCCTGATGAAGGTGCTGCCGGGACAGACCATCAGGCGATCAGAATAGAGCCGCGCGGGATGCGCGGCAGGGACAGGAAAGGGGGCCGCGGGGATGCAACAGGCGCTGGAGCTGGTTTTATCCAGGCTGCAGAAAGTCAGCGGTCCAAACGCAAGCGGGGAATATTCGGCGTTATGCCCGGCACACAACGACCACACACCAACGCTGACCATAACGGTCAAACCTTCGGACAAGGACGGGAAAGAGCGGGTTTTTTTCAACTGTCACAGGAACTGCCCGCAGGACGCGATCCTTGCAGCGATGGGGTTGAAGTGGAAAGACCTGATCATCGATCCGGATCCGCCGAAGGGGAAAGGCAGCCGCCAGCAGGCCGGGAAGAGATCCGGCGCTGCGAAAACGCAGCAGGGAACAGAGAATGCTGCGGAAACGACGGAGAAGCGGACGACGTTCGGACCGGATGAGGTCATCATGGTAAACGGCGTCGAGTATCGGGTGCGCACGGTGGACGATCAGGGCAGGCCGCTGGATGTGAACGGGAACGTGATCCCAGGAGCGATGGTGAATCCGAAGACAGGGGAGCTGGTCGGCGGGGTTGTGGTGCATACGGTGGAGCCGGCAGGAAAAGGCGCCGCGGGCGGTGCATCAGCTGCACCGAAGGCGGACGAGCCGGTGCCGGACTGGGCGCACCCGGATCGGGTATACAGCTACACGGACGAGGACGGGAAGGAACTGTTCCAGGTGGTGCGGCTGCACTACAAGGACGGGAAGCCCGGGAAGACGTTCCGGCAGCGGGTGAAAGATCCGGGAAACCCGAAGGCGAACCGGGACGGGTATGTGAACAGCGTGCCAGCGGAGATCCGGGATGTGACGCTGTACCGGCTGCCGGCGGTGAAGAAGGCAATCAAGGAAGGCCGGCCGGTTTACGTGGTCGAGGGCGAGAAGGATGTGGAAACGCTGGAACGCCTGGGGCACGTGGCTACCTGCAATCCGGGCGGGGCCGGGAAGTGGCGGGACGGATACAGCCTGCGGCTGATCGGCGCGGACGTGATTATCCTGCCGGACAACGACAGCAAAGGGAACGACTTCACCGGCCAGAACCACGCCTACGACGTGGCGCTGAAGCTGCAGGGGATGGCGAAACGGGTGCGGCTGGTGGATATCAAAGCGGCCTGCCCGGATCTGCCGGAAAAGGGCGATATCAGCGACATGGTGCAGATCATGGGGGACGTTGGTGCGATGGACGCCCTGGCCCGGCAGGTGAACGCTACCAACGATTTCGATCCGGATGCGGTGCCCTTCTGGCTGACACCGATGGAACAGGCGGAACGGCTGTACAGCGCGGTGAAAGGGTACGGGGTACAGAACGGCTGCATCGTTCAGGAAACCGGGGACGCGCAGAAACCGCTGTGCGACTTTGTGGTGATCCCGCGGATGGAGCTGGAAAAGGACGACGGGATGAACGTCAGCAAGCACTTCGTCCTGGACGGATGGAACGGCAAAGGCCGGAAGCTTGGCCGGGTGACGATTCCGGCGGGGCAGCTGGAGGCTATGAACTGGGTGACGGAAAACTGGGGGTTTGACGCCAGCCTGATGCCCGGAAGCACGACGAAGAGCAAAGTTGCCTGGGCAATTAAGAAGGTCGGCCAGATGACGGCGAAGCGCGTGACGGAATACACCCACAGCGGCTGGCGGAAGATCGGCGGAAAATACTGCTATCTGTACCACGGCGGGGCTGTGGGCGCGGAAGGGATCACGGTGGACATGGGGCAGGGGCTGAAAACGTACCGGCTGGATGGCAGCGGGGCAGAAGGCTTCGACCGGATCACCTGGCAGGAAGCCGCGAAGACCAGCCTGCGGATCAAGGACGTGATGCGGCCGGAGATCGGGATCGCGCTGCTGGGGACGATGTACCTGGCGCCGCTGCGGGAGTTTATGGCGCAGACGGATATCGCGCCGGCCTTCGGGCTTTTCCTGTACGGGGAGAGCGGTACCCACAAAAGCACGGCGGCGTCGCTGGCCCTGGCGCACTTCGGGAACTTTCACGCGAAAAACCCGCCCACCAGCTTCGCCGATACAGGGAACGCGATCCGGGAGAAAGCCTTCGCGGTGAAGGATATGCCGATTCTGGTGGACGACTTCCATCCGACGACGAGCCTGCAGGAAAAGCGGGCCATGAGCGCCACGGCGCAGGCCCTGAGCCGGGCCTTCGGCGACGGAGCTGACCGGGGAAGGCTGAACGCGGACAGCAGTATCAAGGGCCGGCGGCCGCCGCGGTCGGTGGCCGTGATTACGGGAGAAGACCTGCCGGCGATCGGCGCGTCCGGCCTGGCGCGGTTCTTCATCCTGGACATTGACAAGGGGGACATACCGGTGGGAAACGAACTGACAGAACTGCAGGAGCTGGCCCGGAAGGGATATCTGCAACGGGCCATGCGGGGCTACATCCTGTGGCTGTCCAAACAGGCGGATAAACTGCCGGAACAGCTGCATGAGCAGTTTCTGAAATACCGGGAGGACATCCGGCGGGACAGCGGCGGCCAGCACGACCGGGCGCCGGAAACTGTGGCCTGCATCCTGATCGGCTACTACAACATGCTGAGCTACATGGTGGACGCGAAGGCGATCAGCCCGGGGGAAGCGGGAACGATGATGATTGAAGCCCGGACCCGGCTGACGGAGACTGCCCGGAACCAGGCCCAGGGGATGGAGAGCGAAAAGCCGACGCGGATCTTCCTGGACAACCTGGCGGAGCTGCTGAACAGCAAGCAGGTGGCGCTGAAGGATCTGACCAACCCGGACGCGAAGGATCCGCCGCCGACGGAGAAGATGGTGGGGTATATGGACAATGAATACTACTATCTGCTGCCGAACGTGGCGTTTGCGAACGTGGCCAGGCTGTGCCGTGAGCAGGGGCAGGAGTTTCCGGTGAGCCTGAAAGCCCTGTATAAGCACCTGCGGACAGACGGGATCCTGAGAGGCCTGGGGAAGGACGAGAACCCGACCCGGCTGAAGTGGATCAACGAGCGGCCGAAGCGGGTGCTGTGGATTCCCGCGGAGCTGATGATCGGGCCGAAGGCAAACGCGCAGCAGATGACGATGACGCAGGTGGGCAACGAGGTACTGCCGGAGGAGTTCAAATAATGATCAGGAGGCTTTGGCTGTGCCCGCGGTGCCGGAAGCGGTACTACATCCAGCCGAAGAGCCGGGACGAGCGGGACATTATCGCGTGCGTACAGATCGCCGGGTTTGCACTGCGGCAGTGTATGCGGTGCGGATGGGTAATGACCATCAAAGGGGAACAACCGGAAAGCGAAAGCCAGGAGCGGACCGGGAAAAATAAAATGAACGGAGGGACAGAAAAATGACCATGCTGGCAAGAGAGACGGAGACCAGGGAACTGACCCTGGCGGATTACGAGGCGCGGATCCATCTGTACAAGGAGCAGATCGGAACCGGCTACATCGGGATTGGGCGGACGCTGCTGGAAGCGAAAGAGGCAAAGGTAGTGCCGCACGGGCAGTGGGAACAGTGGATGACGGAGACCACCGGGCTGACAGCGCGGCAGGCGCAGCGGTGCATGGAAGCGGCACGGGAGATCAAAAACGGATCCGCGATGGCGCGGCTGGAGATGAGCAAGGCGCTGATGCTGCTGGGCAGCGGACTGGACGAGGAATCCCGGGAGGAGATCGCCGAAAAGGCAGCGGAAGGGCGGGCCACCGTGAACCAGCTGCGGGAAGAGATCAAACAGACAAAGCTGAAACTGCTGCATGAAACAGGAGCAACCGCGGAGATCCGGGAGAAGCTGAAGAACGCCGAAGACGAGAAGCGAAGCCTGGCGGACCAGCTGCGGGATGTGCAAAGCGCCTATGAGAAGCGGATCGGCGATGCCGAAACCGCAGCATACCAGCGCGGCGCCAGGGAAACAGAAAAGAGCGCCCGGGAGCAGGTACAGAAGGAATACGAGAAGAAGATCAAGGACGAAAAGGATGCTGCCTACAAGTACGGGATGGAAGTCGGGGGAAACGGCGCCAACTTCCAGATCGGGTCGCTGAAAGCGGAAAAAGCCAACCTGGAGAAGAAGATCGCGGGCCTGGAGAACGAGGTCAACAAGGCACGGCAGTACGCGGAGGAGCTGCGGAAGGAACTGGACGAGAAACAGCAGGCGGCGCCGGCGAACCACGACGAGGAGCGGGAGATGCTGCTGGAAGCCGCCGCGGAGGCGGAGCAGCGGGCCGCGAACGCAGAGGCTGAGCTGGAAGCGCTGAAGGCCGGAGGAGGGGCGGCGGAATCCGTCTCCATGGTGCTGATCCGGGCCTGGGGATCCTTCCTGCGGGAGTGCGGGGATATGCCCTACAATCCGGAGGCCATGGCGGGACGGAAAGACGCGATTCTGGCCACGCTGGATGAGATCAGCGACTGGCACGACCGGATGGTGTACGCGCTGCGCGGTGTGTTTGACGGAGAGGGGGCAGTGGAATGAGCGAGGACAGGAGAGTCAACCACGAAGCAACCTGCCAGGGCTGCGCCTACTATGATTCGAAATGCGGGAACACGGAGAGCGAATACTACGGGGAGGAGCTGGATCCCAGGAGCGTGGTCTGCATTGACTACATGCGGAAGCGCAGGAACGTCCAGGAGACCGGGATCACCCCGCAGGAGGCCATGGAAGTAATGAAGGCGATCAAGGCGCCGACACTAAGCCAGAGCGTGGATCAGCTGGGGCAATACCTGGGGCAGATGGGCCGGATGGTCAGCGCGATGCAGCGGCGGATGGATGAGCTGGAAGCGCGGCAGGCCGCGGTCACGATCCGCCACGAGGACGTGAAACGGCTGCAGGGGCTGATCCGGTACCGGGCGGACGAGCTGTGCCGGAAGCACAACCTGCAGGACAAGAACAGCCCGCGGATCCTGCGGGCAGCGATCAAAAAGGATGTTCTGGCGCGGTACCAGGTGAAGGATCTGCACGACGTGCCGGCGGCCGGGCTGAGCGGCGCGGAACACCAGGTAAACAGCTGGACAAACATCCGGCTGCTGATGGAGAGGAGGGTATCCACATGACGATGAGAGATTTTGCGAAAAAATACGGGCTGAACTACTGGACCGTGCGCGACGCAACGTTCCACACAAACATCCGGGAGAGGAACGCGCACAAGCTGGATTTTGAAGAAAATGAACTGAAAGAGACGGTCAAGACCCATCTGGAACAGCTTGCGACGCTTCACGAAGGCCTGGCGAAGCGGATCCGCCAGGAACTGGTCCGGATCGAGGGAGGCGGGCAGGAATGACGATCATGGAGCAGGAAGCGATGCGGCGGAAGGCGATGGCTATGCAGGCGGAATATGTACCGCGGGCGCTGGGCGAGGACGGTTACATCCGGAGCGGCACGGTGGGCTTCGATCGTGTAACCAACGCGGAGCAGGCTGTTCAACCGGCAGCGAAAGGGCGTGCGGGCCAGGGCGGAAGGCCCAAAAACGGGCAAAAAATCGCGAAAGATTCCGCGGTGGCCCGCGCCACTGAGGCCCGGACGCGGGAAAAGACGAAGCCGAACAAACACGAAAACGAGTTTATGAAGAACCTGATGATCCTGCGGAACAGCCTGAAGGTCAACGCGCCGGCCTGCCGGGAACGGGCGCGGGCGGCAGGGCGGTTTGTGTGGCGGGATATCCGGCTGCTGGACCGGCTGGTGGAAAAGGTACAGGACGCGCTGCTGGAAACCATGCCGAAAAGCCGGGACGAATACTACAGCGCCTACGCAAAATTCGGACATTATGAGCTTTGCATCAACGGGCCTGTACCGATCACACGGCACCTGCTGATTACAGACCGGCACCTGGCGGATCTATGCGAGGCGGCGATGAAAAGCGAGTGCATCCTGTGTATGCGGGAAGGGGATGAAATCGGCCGGTGCAAGCTGCGGGAGGCGCTGCTGGAAAGCGCGCCGCCGGAAAAAATTGAACCGGACGGGCTGATCGAACATTGTGAATACAGAAAGGCCGCGGGGCAGCTGGTATTAGGAGAGGAGGTCACGATATGAACAAACTGACAATCATCGGAAACCTGGTGCGGGATCCGGAGACCGGGACGACGGAAAGCGGCGTGAACTGGTGCCAGTTCACGGTGGCGGTGAACCGGCGGAACAAGAAGGAAGGGGAACCGGAAGCGGACTATATCCGAGTGACAGCCTGGCGCGGGCTGGGGGACAGCTGCGCGAAATACCTGGGCAAGGGGCGGAAAGTGGCCGTGGTCGGGACGCCAAAGCCCCACGGATGGATCGGGCAGGACGGGACGGCCAAAGCGGAGATTGAACTGCAGGCGGACGACGTGGAGTTTCTGAGCAGCGGGAACGGCGGCGGAAACCGGGCGCCCACGGACGCGGACGCGCCGCCGGCGCCCAGAAATCAGGAAACGCCGCAGGCGGCACCGGTGGCGCAGCAGCAGCAGATGCCGATCGCCGGCGGCGGGTTTACCCAGGTGGAGACGGACGAGCTGCCGTTCTGAGGAGGGGATCAGGGTGACGTTTTTCGGATGGCTGGGGTGGATCGTGGCGGCGCTGCTGGTAGGGGTTTTCCTGGGGGCGGGCGTCGGCGCGAAAATTGAGCAGAATAAACGGGACAGGTAACACAGAACAGGGGGAGGCCAGAACATGAACGCAATGACCATTTTGAGACGGTGCAGGGCTGCCGAAGGGGACGTCGAGCGGCTGAATGAGAGAATCAAGCAGCGGCGGGAGGTTCTGGACAGCATCTCTGCACCGCTGGCCGACCCGAACGGGGGGAGCCGCGGATCCGGCGACAAGGACAAGACGGGCCGGATCCTGGCGGACATTGACGAGCTGGAACGGGAGCGGGACGCCCGGAAGGAAGCCGGCGAGGCGGAGCGGGTTTCCGCCTGCGCGCTGGTGGATATGGTGCCGGATCTGGAAGGGCGGATCCTGTTCGACTACTACGTGAAGCGGATGGACACGACGGAGATCGCGCGGAGCCGGAAGTATACGACGGGCTACGTGCGGAAAACAAAACGGGCCGCGGAGCAGCTGATGGAGCTGATCAGTATGGAACGGGTGGCGGCGACGCTGCCGGCCTGGTATCTGAAGCAGAAGGGAGGGACGGACAAATGAAGCAGCGAAAGCAATACAGCAACCAGAAGGAACTGCCGGATCTGGACTGCAGCGTGTGCATCCACCGGAAGGAAGGATGCGAGAACGCGGAAGAGGGAAAGTTCTGCGGGAAGTTTCAGAGCAGAAAATTTGACCCGGCAGAGCGGGGAATCGACCCGAACGAGCTATGGGAAAAGGGCGAACCGGTGGAATTTTAACCAGGGAAAGAGGCGCGGACAGGGGCCTCTTTTTTTGCATATAAATAGGAAAGACAACACGCCAAGGAACGCGAAGGAACGCCGGTTCTACACGTTCCCACGTGTATTCTACGTGTTCCCACACGTGGTGTACACGTACTCTACGTGTTCCCACACGTGGGAACACGTGGGAACACGTTCCCACACGTATGGTACGTGTATACCCCTTGAAGGAACGCGAAACCTGTGATAAAGTGCAAGCTGTCAAAGAAGGGCGAACGGGGAAACACTTTCCCGATCGCCTTTTTCTTTACCGGCGCACGCTAACCTGTCCCGGCTGCGCCGTTATTATGGGAGGCGGATGGATGGCGGACTACAAGGAAAGCGATCCGTTCTATCATTCCGCGGCGTGGAAAGCGCTGCGGCAGGTGGCGCTGATGCGGGATGGGGGTATGTGCCAGGACTGCATGGACAGGATGCGGGCCGGGATCGGGATTGCGCCGAACCGGGCGACCCTGGTGCATCACATCATCCCGCGCAGCGAGCGCCCGGATCTGGAGCTGGATCTGGATAACCTGCGGGCGCTGTGCCCGGACTGCCATGAGAAGCAGCACCCGGAGCGGCGGAACAAGAAAAAGCGGAAAACGCTGGAAAGGATCAGCGCGCACGGGATGCGCGTCATTAAGGTTTAGGGACAGGAGGACAGGACAGGATGAACGGAGCCATGAAGCGCGAACACTTCAAACGGATCACGGATCCGGACGCGCGGAGGATGTACAACCGGCTGGTGACTGCCTGCGAGCAGCGGCAGGACGGGATGACGGATCCGGACCAGATGCTGGTAGCGGACGTTGCTTACGCGGAGCAGCTGAAGCAGATGCTGATTCAGGACGTGAAGGAGCGGGGGATCGGCCAGGAGCGGAGCAACGGCCGGCAGCGGTACTGGCAGGAGAACAAAAGCCCGGCCCAGATCCGGGCGCTGACGGAACAGCAGCGGCGGCACATGGCGGAGCTGCGGATCACACCGGGCGGACGGAAGGCGGCACCCGTGACGGTGGAAATTGACGATGAGTTCGACAAGTTCAACTGAGCAGGCCGCGGGGATCCGGACAGCACGTCCGGGGCCTGCGCGGGGAACGGTCCGGAACAGACGGCCGCGGGCCAACCAGCAGCGCAGACCCAAGCCGGTCCCGGTCAACCAGGACACGGAGACCGAAACCGGCACCGGGGTGGCCCGGTGTCTGCAGTACGTGGAGGACGTGCTGGAAGGGCGGAAGACGGTCTGCGAGAAAACCCGGATGGCGTGCCGCCGATTCCGGGAGGACCTGAAGCGGAGCCGGGAAGATCCCGGGTATCCGTGGGTGTTTGACGAGCGGAAAGCCGGGCGGCCGGTGGACTTCATGGAGCGGTTCCTGGTGCCGACGAAGGGCGATTACGACCGGATGGAGCTGATGGACTGGCAGTGCTTCATCGAGTGCAACCTGTACGGATGGGTGGACCGGGAAACCGGGCTGCGGCGATTCCGGGAGGCGCTGATCCTGGTGGGCACCGGGAACGGGAAAAGCACCATGATGGCCGGAAACGCCACGTTTCTGGCCTGCAAGGACGGGGAGCGGGGCGCGGATATCTATCTGCTGGCCAACAGCAAAGAGCAGGCCGGGATCGTGTTTGGGGAGTGCCGGGCACAGATCATGGCGTCGCCCTGGCTGGCGCCGCGGTTTCGGACGCTGCGAGACGGGGTTTACTACGACAAGGAAAACGCCCGGATCATGCACCGGTCAAGCGACAGCAAACGCCTGGACGGCCTGAACCCGCACGGGGCGATTTTCGACGAGATCCACGAGTATCGGGATTTCAAGCTGCTGAACATTTTCAAGCGGAAAACCGTAAAAAGGGCGCAGCCGCTGGTGATCTACATCACGACAATGGGAAACGTGATTGACGGGCCGCTGGCGTACTATTACGACCTGTTCACGGACGCGATGAACGGGAAACTGGCGCCGGATGTGGGCGACCGGATGTTCGCGTATATCGCGGAGCTGGATCCGGAGGACGATATCGACGACCCGGAAAACTGGATCAAGGCCAACCCGGGCCTGGGCACCACGCTGCACCTGGAGGAGCTGGAAAAGCAGTGGGCACGGTGCAAGGCAATCCCCAGCGAGCGGGCGGACTTCATCTGCAAGCAGCTGAACATCATGGTGAACGCCGACGACATGGCCTTTGTGCAGCCGGAGGTAATCCGGCGGAACGATGGGACCGTGGAGGAGGAAACGCTGCTTGGCCGGCGGTGCTACGGGGGCTTCGACCTTTCAAACCGGGAGGACTTTACCGGGGCGGCGCTGGAGTTTCCGCTGGATGACGGGCGGGTGTTCGTGATGCTGCACAGCTGGGTGCCGCAGCGGAAAGTGGATCTGGATCAGGAGAAGATTGACTACTACGGGCTGGCCATGAAGGGGTATCTGACGATCGTGCCGGGGGAATATGTGCAGCAGGAAGATGTACATGCCTGGTTTGTGGCGCAGTCGAAAAAGTACGAGATCGTGACGATCGGATACGATCCGGCGAACGCGACGCGGCTGCGGCAGATGCTGGAGAACGGCGGCGCGGATTATCCGGCGTTTGACTGCCAGGTGGTGCGGCAGGGGCCGATCACCCTGAACGACCCGATGAAAGACATCAAAGAGCTGCTGCTGGCCGGGCAGGTGGTGAGCAATAACGACCCGATGCTGGCCTGGTACACGGACAACGTGCGGATCAGCGGGGAACGGAGACACCTGGACAAGGAAAACTGGATGCCGATGAAACGGAACAAGTTCCGGAAAATTGACGGGTTCATGGCCTGGCTGGACGCGCACTGCGTAAAGATGCAGAAAGCGCCTGCCGGGGCTGAATACATTCCGCCGAATATCCGGGTGGTTGAGCTGGGCGGACGGCGCAGAAGGTAAAAAAGGAAGGTGAGAAAATGAGGTGGCCATTTCAGAGGCACAAGGCACAGGCGCGGGACAAACCCGTGATCCGGCCGCGGGAACTAACATGGATCACCCGGCCGCGGGCGGACCGGACGATCGAGGGCAACGAGGCGATTTACGCCGCGGTGAGCCGGATCAGCAACACGATGGCGTCCATGCCGATCCACCTCTACAAGGGATACGAGATCCAGGAGAACCATCCGCTGGAGCGGCTGGTGAGCCTGGAGCCGCACCCGAACTTCACGGCGTTCAGCTGGAAACAGACGATGGAAGTGCTGCTGAACACGGAGGGTACGGCCTACGCGCTGCGGGTGCTGAACAGCCTGGGCGAGCTGATGCGGCTGGACATCCTGAACCCGACGCGGGTGACGCCGAAAAAGGACCAGGACGGGAACATCTGGTACAGCGTGCGGATGGACGACGGGACGGAAGCCCTGGCGCCCGGATTCCTGGTGCTGTGCATCAAGCACATGAGCGCCAACGGCGTGAAGGGAATCCGGCCCATTGACGTGCTGCGGAACAGCCTGGACTACGACACGCAGGTGAAGGAAATGAGCCTGGACCAGCTGGACGGCGTAAACCACGGGATCATGCTGACGGTGCCGAACGTGGGCCTGAGCCAGGCCCAGAAGGACGAGGCTGTGAACCGGTTTCTGGAGACCTACGAGAAGAGCGGCCGGTCGGTGGTGATCCTGGAAGGCGGGATGACGGCGACGAACTTCGCCAACAGTTCCGTGGACGCGCAGGTGCTGAACGTGGAGCGGATTACCCGGAACCGGGTGGCCACGGTGTACAACCTGCCACCGCACCTGCTGGGGGATTACAGCGACACCAGCTTCGGCACGGCAGAGCAGCAGATGATGGAGTTTCTGCAGCTGACGATCGGGCCGAAGGTGCAGCAATGGGAAGAGGAACTGAACCGAAAACTGATTACGCCGCAGGAATACGCGGCGGGATACCGGTTCCGGTTTGACACCGCGTCGCTGACCCGGACGGATGTGAAAACCACGGCGGAGCGGAACCAGATGGCGATCCGGGGCGGATGGCGGAAGCCCAACGAAGTGCGGGCCGAGCTGGGCCTGCCGCCGGATCCGGTGGGCGACCTGCTGATGAGCAGCCGGGATCTGATCCCGCTTCGGATCGCGGTGGAACATCCGGAGCTGCTGCTGGGCAATTCTGCGGGAAAGGAGGAAGAGTCTGAATGACATTCTGGAACCTGAAGAGCGATTCCGCGGAACCGGAAGACGGGGTGCTGGACATTGACGGCGAGATTGTGGCGGAAGCCGGATGGTTTACGCCGGACGGTGCCTGCATCGCGCGGGACTTCCGGAAAGCGCTGGACCAGTATCGGAACGTGACGGTGCATATCAACAGCCCGGGCGGGGATGTGATGGCCGGCGCGGAGATCTACAGCGCGCTGAAGGAACACCGGCTGAACGGGAAGGGCAGCGTGACGGTGATCATCACGGCCCTGGCTGCCAGTGCCGCGTCGATCGTGGCCATGGCCGCGGACCGGATCCTGATGCACCCGGTGGCCTATATGATGATCCACAACCCGTGGACCTTTGCCATGGGGGACGCGAAGGAACTGCGGAAAGTCGCGAAGACCCTGGACGTGATCAGCGAAGGACTGATCGGCGCCTATGCCGTGCGGACCGGGAAAAGCCAGGACGAGCTGAAAAAGCTGCTGGAGGCGGAAACCTGGATGAGCGCGGCCACATGCGTGGAGGAAGGCTTCGCGGATGAGATCATCGGCGCGATGGGCGCGTCGGCTTCGGCCCTGCGGCCGGTGGCCATGAGCATGAAGGCCCACGGCGTGCAGGAGATCATCGGCCGGATGTCGGAAGAGACCGAACCGGACGAGCAGCTGACGCGGAACACCGAGCTGCCGGCACGGAGCCTGGGCCTGCCGACAGAACCGACAGAGCCGGATGCAATGGCAGCGAACGCGGTCCCGGATCCGGGACTGGAGGCAATCGCCGCGGAAGCGGCAAAGCGCCGGGAGATCATCCGGCGGGCAGAAATCATGGCCAGCGTGTACTGCTGACCGGGAGAGAAAAGCGTCCATGAGGGCGCTTTTATTTTGCAGACAAAAGAGGAGGAGAAAACAAATGAATCTGCAGGAAATCATGAACCAGATCACCACCCTGGGCGGCCAGATCAAGGCCGCGAACCAGAAGCTGGCCGCGGACGCCGGCAACACGGCTGTAGCCATGGACGAGCTGCAGCGGCAGCAGGACGCGATCGCCGAAATGAACGCCCGGATGAGCGCGCTGCAGGCGAGCTATGACGCCCTGAAGGATGGCCAGCAGGCCAACCTGACGCCCGCCGCGCAGCCCGCGGAGAGCCGCAGCCGGAAGGCGATGCGGGCCTCCAATGAGTACGCCCGGGCCTTCTGCTATGCCCTGCGGAACGGGCTGAACCCGAAGAACGCCTGGGGCAATGAAAACACCCGGATCCTGTATGACGCCCTGAGCGAGGGCGGCGGAAGCCCCGTCGGCACCGACGGCGGTTTCCTGGTGCCGGAAGACATTGACCACAGCATCCGCGAGCTTCGCCGGGAACTGAACCCGCTGGCGCCGCTGTTCAGCGAGGAAACTGTCACCGCGCCTACCGGCTGGCGCGTGATCGACACCGCGCCCACCAGCGGCTTCACGGCCGTGGACGAGATGGGCACCGTGCCCTCCGACGATCAGCCGGCTTTCGCGAAGGTCAGCTACAGCCTGGCCAAGTACGGCCTGATCCTGCCGATCAGCAATGAGCTGCTGAAGGATGAGGACGCCAGCCTGATGGCTTATATCAGCCGCTGGTTCGCGAAGAAGCTGGTGCTGACCGAGAACGGCATCCTGCTGACCCTGCTGAAGACCCTGGCGGCCTCCGCGCTGACCAGCGGCACCATCACGGCGGACAGCGCGATCAAGACGATCCTGAACAAGACGCTGGATCCCGCGATCAGCAGCAGCGCCGTGATCCTGACCAACCAGAGCGGTTTCGACGCCCTGGATCAGCTGGTGGACGACATGGGCCGCGGCCTGCTGCAGCCTGATCCCACCAACGCGACGGCGAAGCGGATGTACGGCCGCCGGGTTGTGGCGGTTTCCGACGCGCAGCTGCCCAACACCAGCAGCAAGGCGGAGTTCTTCATCGGCGACTTCAAGGAGTTCGCCACGATGTTCCGGAAGGAAGGCTTCGAAATGGCCAGCACCGACGTGGGCGGCAACGCCTGGGCGAAGGACATGACCGAAGTGCGCGGGATCGTGCGTCTGGGCGCGACGAAGTTCGACGCCAGTGCTGCGGTTCGTCGGCAGCTGACCCTGTAAGCAAGGAAACACAATACACAGGCGTCCGGGAAAAACCCGGGCGCCTGCTGCTTTACGACACAGAAAGAGGAGGAGAAAACCATGGCAAAATCTGCAATCGCGCAGGCTCTTGAAGAGCTGAAAGAAAAGCTGGTGGGCGCGTCGGTGACGGAGCTGCCCGAGGTCAGCGGAAGCGACAACGGGAAGGCCCTGATCGTTTCCGGCGGCAAGTGGGACAAGGGATCCATCCCGGCAGAACTTCCCGCGGTGTCCGGAAGTGACAACGGGAAGGCCCTGATCGTGTCCGAAGGCGCGTGGGCCGCCGGAGATCTTCCGGTGGAACTGCCCGCGGTTACGGACGCGGATGTAGGCAAGGTGCTGACCGTGGACGCGGAGGGACACTGGGTAGCCGCGGCACTGCCTGGAACCTGAGCCTACACGGGGAGGACAGGCCGATGAGGTTACTGGAACGGATCGAGCGGCTGGAGCATGATCTGCAGCGGCTGGATGCGGAAGTGGGGAAGCTGAAGGGGAAGGCGAAGACGGCGGACGCCGGCAAGACGGACGAGGCCGAAGCGCCGAAGGCTACCCGGACGCGGAAAACCACGAAACAGGGGTAAGGAGTGAAAACCATGGCCGAAACCATCATGGAGAAAGTACGGCGGTTTGCCGGGGCTGATCCGAGCGTAACCGATACCGTGCTGGAGATGTGTTACCGCGCGGCCGTGGAGTGGTACAAGGCAGCCGGGGTACCGGAA